TGAATAGAAAATGATTATGTGGGATATGCACAACAGAACCACTAAGGCGCAGGCCGAGGAAAACAGGAGAAAGTAATATGGAAAATTTCCGTGTACCTATTGCTCTTGTTGTGGCTATGGTCTTGCAGATTTCTGGTGGAGTCTGGTGGGTTGGGCAACAAGCGCAGACAATTTCACAGCTAGAAGAGACTGTGAAACAGATGTCTAGCCGTATGGCTATTGAGGAGAACGCAAAGCAACAGTATGCACATGGATAAAATTGTTGATTTACTTAGGCGCGTCTCAGTTATTGAAACAGAGATACGTTTTTTGATGAACCCTACTAGACACCCTATGGAGTGATATGTTTCAAGCCCTTGTCCTTGCATGTATGGTTTTTCAACCAACCGAATGTTGGCAGCTAGAAGATCAGCGGGGGCCGTATAGTTCTTACGAAAAATGCGAGGCTAGAGCTATGGAAATGTCTAGAAGCGTTCACCGTCATATGAGAGGGTATCGGCCTGTATCTTGGAAGTGTCAGGCTCTGCCAAAGGGAAGGTTAAGTACATGATTCAAGCACTAATAGGACCTATTGCAAATCTTGCCGGCACATGGCTTGAGGGCAAAGTCGAGACTAAGAAGGCAGAGACCGGAGCAAAAGTTGCTAAAGCCAAGGCTGAAGCGGTCATTATGGAGAAGAAAGCCACCGGAGAGATTGACTGGGATCTCAAGATGGCAGATGCTTCAGCATCCTCGTGGAAAGACGAATGGCTTACAATTTTGTTTTCAGTGCCGCTTATCCTAGCATTTTGTGGAGATTGGGGCAGACAGATCGTAGAAGACGGATTTATTGCATTACAGGCGATGCCGGAGTACTATAGGTATACATTAGGAATTATTGTAAGTGCCAGCTTTGGCACACGGGCGGCGTCTAAGTTCTTTGGGAAGGGTTAAATAATGTTTCCTTTATTCGGTGGCATTGGTGGGATGGCAAGCCCTTTTGGTTATAGTATGAACCCGATGATGTCACAACTTGGTTTGTTAGCAATGATGCGTCAGCGCATGGAACAGGGTGGTGCACAACAGCAACCTAGTTTTGAACAGCAGCCGGCGGCTCCCGTAGAAGCTCTTGATCCGAACTCACTTACACCAGGAATGGATCAGATGTCTCCTGATCCACAACCTTTGTCGGATATATCTGCTAATGGACAACAACGGATGGTAGTTAACGGCACTTTGAATCTTAGCCCTGAAAAGAGTGGAATAGCTACGTTGAATCCAATTTCAGCAGAGCCACTACCTTCACCAGGCTTCATAACTCCAAGACCTGGCGGTAATCAATTGATACAGGCCTACCCTGCGGTTGAACCATATCCTCTTATTTCTGGAACACTTAGACAAAACTTGAATCGTGGTTAGGAGAATAAAATGCCTTTTGAAGATTACAGTGCTAAACAAAAGAAACTAGCGCGTGTAGCAGCGCCGCGTGATGCAATAACAGGTGAAGATTTTAAGGAATTAAGGAAAGCAGGTGGTGGTATGGTTAAGTTTCAAGATGGTGGCGATATAGATGTACGAGTCATTGAACTAGAAGAAATGTTGAACGCCGCTAGGGAAGCAGGGAACGATGATTTGGTTGAAGAACTAGAATCAGACTTGTTCAAAGAACGCGGATATAAGGATGGCGGTAGAGTCAAGGGCTATCGTCATGGTATGAGTGTAAGCTCTGATGGCATGGGTCGAGGATGCGGCTCTGCTGTGAAGGGCAAAAAGTTTAGTGGGACGTTCTAATGCCTACCATCATGATCAGCATTTTACCGGATGGTGCTATACCGGTGGACAAGATGTCAGACGATGATGACGGTAATAATTGCCCATTACCTACTCAGGATGACGATCTAAACGCGGAAAACCGTGAGATTGCGGTAGACGAAGCAAACTATAGAGAACCAAACACCGGTTCGGCGTTTCGTTCTGATCAAGTTTGCGGCAGTTGTTCTGCGTATAATCAAACAGAAGATATACTTGAATGCATTGGTGATGAGTCAAGAAACACTGGGTACTGTCAGATATGGAAGTTTGTGTGTGAGAGTGATAACACATGCGACAGTTGGGGTGAAGGCGGACCAATGACAAGTGATAAACAAGCAAAGTACAAAGATATTATATAATGGATGTTGCAGACTTCTCAAAATACATATATAAATTGTTAAGAGAGCGAGAAGATCAGATCGCTCTTATGTTAACAACTGGTGGTGTTCAAAACTTTGAACAGTATCAGCGGCTAGTAGGTGAGGTACAAGGACTCTCATTCGCTAGAGAAGAGATCAAGTCCTTGCTGGGGAAACATATAGAAGATGCCGAAGACATTATTAGTTCCTGACCACATTGCAAAACAACGTAACGAAGAGAAAAAAGAAAGTTCTGTTCCTTACATATCTAAAGAAGACAGGGTTCTAGACCCAAATCTTGTAAATAAGTCTTTAAAAGAACGACTCCCGCAGCCTACTGGTTGGCGGCTCCTTGTTATGCCTTATCAGGGAAAAGCTAAGACAGATGGTGGCATAATTATCCCCAACGAAGCCCGTGAACGAGAGGCGTTAGCTACTGTAGTAGCCTACGTTTTGAAGTTAGGCCCGTTGGCATACCAAGATCCTAATAAGTTTGGAGACAAGCCTGAACCATGGTGTCAGGAAGGTCAGTGGGTATGTATTGGTCGATATGCGGGGTCTAGGTTTAAGATTGAGGGAGGCGAGGTTCGTATCATTAATGATGACGAAGTGATCGCCACTATTCTTGAACCAGAAGACGTAAAACAGGTTTGAGGAGAGTAAAATGAACCGGGTTGTTGGAAAATCAAACGAAGATCAAGAAAATGAAGATGTTGAAGTTACTCTTGAAGAGAGTTCGGACTCTGAAGGAAAAGTTGAAGTCAGTACTTCTGAGGATTCAGGGGCTGATGGCGAAGAGCTTGATGACTATAGTAAAAGAGTTCAAAAACGTATTAAAGACCTTACGGATCGCTATCGTAAAGAAGAGCGAGATCGTGAGGAAGCTGTTCGTATCGCGCAAACCATAAAAGGTGAGAACGACAAGCTAAAAGAACGATTAAATAATTTAGACAAGGGTTATCTAAGTGAATACGGTTCACGGCTTGACTCTCAGCTAACTCAAGCAAAGTCTGCGTATCGTGACGCTCATGAGTCAGGCAATGTTGACGCTATGTGGGAGGCGCAGCAGGCTCTGTCGAAGATCGCTATTGAGCAGGAGCGTTATCGCCTAGCGAAACAACGGCAAGAAAAAGTAAAAGTACAGCAGGGTGATAGGGACGCAGTACAGCGTGCTCAACAACCTGTTCAGCAAGCACAACCAGTTGCACAACCTGATCCAAAAGCGAAGGGTTGGGCAGAAAAAAATGAGTGGTTTGGTCAGGACGAAGTCATGACTTATGCTGCATTTGGTATTCATCGCAGGCTTGTAGAAGAAGAAGGGTTTGACCCGAAGAGCGATGAGTACTATGATGAAATAGATCGGCGTATGAAATCAGAGTTTCCAACTCGGTTTTCTGGTCGTAAAAACGGAGGAAGTAACAGAGTCGCCTCTGCTGATACTTCCGCTTCCCGCAGTACAAAACAGGGGCGCAGGTCGGTCAAGTTGACACCATCACAGGTAGCTATTGCTAAAAAACTTGGCGTTCCTCTTGAAGAATACGCTAAGTACGTTAAGGAGTAGAAAAATGAGTGATAGAGCATCAAGATCGACCGAAACACGCGAAAAGACAACGCGCAGAAAGCCTTGGGCACCGCCCAGCCGACTAGAGGCACCCGCTCCACCCGATGGATACACACATCGTTGGATCCGGACATCTCTCAGAGGTGATGATGACAAAATGAACGTCCACTCTAAACTTAGAGAGGGATGGGAACCAGTCAGAGCCGATGAGTATTCTGGATTTGATTATGCTGTTATTGATGAGGGTCAACATGCGGGTGTAATTGGTAACGGTGGGTTAATGCTAGCCCGAATACCTGAAGAGACAGCGCAGGAAAGAACCGAACACTACCGGGGCCGGACCCGCGAACAAATGACGGCTGTAGATCAGGATCTTATGAAGGAACAACATCCTTCCATGCCTATCAGTAATGAGAGGCAAAGTCGTGTAACTTTCGGAGGCCGCACACGCGACTCCGACTAACTTTAGAGGATTGCTATCATGGCAAATACTAACGGTGCATTCGGACTTCGTCCGATTGGTGTAGTCGGTCAGGCTGCAAACACCACTGGTATGACCGAATATCGTATCGCCTCTGGAAACACAAACGCGATTTACCAAGGATCCCCTGTTATCCCGTTGGCAACTGGCTTTATTGACATTGTTGGCGCGGCGGCTGGTGGAACGGTAGGTCTTGTCGGTGTTTTTGGAGGTTGTGAATACGTTTCGTCTACCACTGGTGAAACAGTTTTCTCAAACTACTGGCCTGGTTCTGGCGCGGACTCAGATTTCCCTGTCAAAGCCTTCGTTTATGATAACCCAATGCAGACATTTGTAATCTGTTCAGACGCTTCACTTACTAACGAAGCAACTGCACGCGGTCATGTGTTTGCTAACTCAAACTTTGCAGCGGCTACTTCTGGTTCAACAACCACAGGTATTTCATCTGCTAAGTTGGGTGTCAGCACAATCGCTACCACTGCTGCCTTGCAGCTTCGTATTATCGGCATTCAGGCTGATCCGGAGAATCAAGACTTTACGGCAGCTGGTATTGGTTTAATCGTTCGATTGAATAACAGCTTTAATTCCGCTAATGGCGCGATTGCTGCTGGTACTCCTTCGACAACCGGCGTATAAGGAGGCACAGTAATGGCTATTTCTCGCGCACAACTGGCGAAAGAGCTGGAGCCGGGCCTCAATGCCTTGTTTGGCATGGAGTACAACCGGTACGAAAATCAGCACGCCGAAATCTTTGATACTGAGTCTTCAGATCGTGCATTTGAAGAAGAGGTCATGCTTTCCGGGTTTGGAGCTGCCCCGACTAAGTCGGAAGGTTCTGCCGTCAATTTTGACGATGCCAACGAAGCATATACTGCTCGGTATAACCACGAAACCATCGCTCTGGCGTTTTCGATCACAGAAGAAGCTGTTGAGGACAATCTTTATGATCGTCTTTCATCTCGCTACACTCGTGCTCTTGCCCGTTCAATGGCTCACACAAAGCAAGTTAAAGCTGCCAGCATTCTAAACAATGCGTTTACTGCTGGTGCATTTGCTGGTGGTGACGGTGTGGCACTTTGTGACGCATCACACCCTCTGACAAATGGTAGCACATTTGCTAACGAGCCAGGCACATCCGCTGATTTGAACGAAACATCTCTTGAAGATGCTTTGATCAGCATTGCTGGATTCGTTGATGAGCGTGGCCTGAAAGTCGCACTACGCGGTCTAAAACTGGTGATTCCTCGCCAGTTGCAGTTCGTTGCAGAGCGTCTGATGGTATCAAACCTGCGTGTTGGTACTGCTGACAATGATGTCAACGCACTTCGGTCAATGGGGATGCTTCCTGACGGCTACGCCGTTAACGACTTCCTTACAGATCCAGATGCGTTCTTTGTTCTCACAGATGCTCCTCGTGGTTTCATCCACTTTGAGCGTGTTCCACTGTCTACACAGATGGAAGCAGACTTCGACACAGGCAACATGCGGTTTAAGGCCCGTGAGCGTTACAGCTTCGGCTTTTCAGACCCACGTTGTGTGTTCGGATCACCTGGCGCATAAGAATCCTAGTCCTCCATACTGGGTTAAAGGGCGGCTTTTCAGTCGCCCTTTTATTTGTTATGCTGTAAGAGTGTAAGAATCTCCCTAAACTTGAAGCCGTATTAATTGCGGCTTCTTTTTTTTTCGTGTATGGTAGTGTTACCCTGACAGATCCAAGGTGGATCTGACACTAGCCACGACAGGAGTAAACTCATGGCGACAACTACTTTCTCTGGTCCTATTAAGGCCGGAACCATCAAAAATACAACAGGCTCAACTCTTGGCTCAAACATTGCTAATGTTGGTCAAGTTGTTATGGCGCAGACTTTTTCAGCGGATCTTTCTGGCGGTGCACTTGCAGCGTCTGTAACTGACGTTGTTATCCCT